CCCCACCGCGTTACCAGTGGGTTTCAACTGCACTGCCATTCAGTTGGGGGCTGGACAGGTTGGATTTACCGCAGCAAGCGGACTTACCCTGCAAAGTTACGGATCGCAGTACCGACTAATTGGACAACACGCATCCGCAACTATCATTGAATACTCGGCAAACATCGTGAACCTGTCAGGAAACCTTGTTGTATGATTATTCCAAGCGGAAAGTCTGGAACAGTTGGAAGTTCAGCGCGAATAACAAACGATGTTATTGCATTTGTAGACTTTAGCAATGACTACGGGTGGGCAGGTAACACCGCAAACGATCTGTCGAATCGTTCGGTAAAGTACTCCACACCAGGCGGGTTTATATCTGTGGTGTCAGGCTCCAATGCGGAGCCAGGCTACATTGAATTGGACGGCGGTACGGATTACTTAATTGCAGGTAGCACACTTTCCGATTTTGCTACCGTAACAGCAATTACTATTGATGCTTGGGTTAAATTGGACACTATTAATTCTGGTGTAAGAGCCATTGTATCAAATAACAGTACCACAACAGGGTTAGAACACAGAGGATTTGCAGTGATTGCAATCTCTGATGGGTTGGGAACTTGGCTTCCTAGAGTAAATGTCAATGCTGGAGTAGGTTCATCATCTATTGCAAGTTTCACTGGATTGACCGCTTCAGCAGGACAATGGGTAAACTTGTTTGTGGTGATACGAGACATAGGAGTGCCAGCATCTGCGATGGCAACGGATGCAAAAATGTTTAATCCATCAGGAATTTCTGCATCTAGTTTTAATTTGACTACTATTGGTGGTTCCTCTCACGGTCTTACTAGCACCAATGCTTTAGCAATAGGAAGACGATCTACCGTAGCAACACAGTATTGGGACGGCTCTATTGGTGCTGTAAAGATATACAATCGTGCGCTGTCGGAAAATGAAATGAATCTCAACTATGACCGATCCAAGAAACGCTATGGTCATTCATAACACTCCCATTTTCTACGCAGTGATTCCCTCCTCGGCAGTGGACTCCGTGGACTATGGGCAGACTCTATGCACACGAGAAGGCGTTCGGTTTTCACTTGACGGCAGCAAGTGTATTGTAAAGTGGGTGGGAAACACTGTGCCTACTTCAATTTCTGCAATTGGTGAACACGAAGGACTGTATACCGCAAATGAACTATTAGCCATTGTTTCTGGTACGGATTGGGAGCCTCCCGAAGCGTAAACCAAATACTCATCCGATTACTTTAGAGGGGCGAAAGCCCCTCTTCTTGTTATGATGCACTCTACATACTCTACCCAATAACCAAGGAGTAAAAACATGAAGCGATTGCCTACCCTCTATCAGGATTTCATCCACCTTTCCCGTTACAGCCGTTGGATTGAATCCGAGAAACGCCGTGAGTCTTGGGAAGAAACGGTTGACCGTTACTTTCGCTTCTTTGACGAGCATTTCACAGAGAAGGGCATCAAGATAAATAAGGCAGTCCGCGAAGAACTCCGTGAAGCGGTTCTCAACCTTGAGGTGATGCCGTCCATGCGGTCGCTGATGACCGCAGGCGAAGCCCTCAAGCGCGACAACACCGCAGGCTACAACTGCTCCTATGTCGCGGTGAACAAGGTTCGCGCATTTGATGAGATACTGTATGTTCTCATGTGCGGAACGGGTGTAGGCTTTAGCGTGGAGAGGCAGTATGTGGAGAAACTTCCTACAATTGCTGAAGAGTTTACGAACAGCGATACTCTCATTGTGGTCAAGGACTCCAAGGAAGGTTGGGCAAAAGCCTACCGAGAACTGGTATCCCTACTTATTGGAGGTCAAATCCCCCGATGGGACTTGTCTCACATTCGTCCTGCTGGTGCGCGCCTCAAGACTTTCGGTGGACGCGCAAGTGGACCTCAGCCGCTTGAAGACCTCTTCCGATTTACCGTCAGCACTTTTAAGAAGAGTGCTGGCAGAAAACTCACCTCCATTGAATGTCACGACATTATCTGTAAGATTGCAGAGATTGTCGTTGTCGGAGGTGTCCGTAGATCGGCTCTTATCTCGCTATCCAATCTCACGGACGAGAGGATGCGTGATGCAAAGGTTGGGCAGTGGTGGTTGGACAACCCCCAAAGAGCGTTAGCGAACAACTCCGTAGCCTTCAAGGAGAAGCCAGAGATCGGCACATTCATGGAGGAGTGGCTGTCGCTCTACAAGAGCAAGAGCGGTGAGCGCGGCATCTTCAACCGTCAAGCCGCACAGAAGACGGTGGAGAAACTTGGTGATCGCCGTGATGCCTCCTACGAGTTCGGCACAAACCCCTGCTCCGAGATCATTCTCCGCGACAAGGAGTTCTGCAACCTGTCCGAGGTGATTGTCCGCGCCGAGGACACTCCTGATACCCTGAAGCGCAAGGTTCGTCTTGCTGCCATTCTTGGCACATGGCAAGCCTCGCTCACCTATTTCCCGTATCTCAGCAGCGATTGGAAGCGCAATTGTGAAGAGGAGTGCCTGCTTGGTGTTTCGCTCACAGGCATTCTTGACAACCACTTCATGCGAACGCAGGGCGACAATCTCAATGTGCTGCTTGAACTGCTCAAGGCTGACGCGGTTGCCACGAACAAGGAGTGGGCTAAAAAGATCGGCATCAACCCCGCAGCGGCTATTACTTGCGTGAAGCCAAGCGGCACGGTGTCACAGTTGACGGATGCGGCTAGCGGCATCCATGCTCGTCACAACGAGTACTACATCCGCACTGTTCGTGCCGACCGCAAAGACCCCATGTGTCAGTTTATGATTGACAAGGGATTTCCTGCGGAGCCGTGTGTCATGCGTCCTGATCACACTATGGTGTTCTCGTTCCCGCAGAAGGCTGTGGGATCGGTGACGCGCAACGACATGACTGCGATTGAACACCTTGAACTGTGGCTCACCTATCAGCGTCACTGGTGCGAACACAAGCCAAGCATCACGGTTACTGTTCGTGAGCATGAGTGGATGGAGGTTGGTGCGTGGGTGTACGCGCACTTTGACGAGATCAGCGGCATTTCGTTCCTGCCCCACTCCGATCACACCTATCAACAGGCTCCGTATCAGGACTGCACACAGGAGCAGTATGAAGCCGCTGCGGCTAAACTGCCGCAGTCCATTGATTGGAGTGAACTCACACAGTACGAGAAGTCTGACACCACGAAGGGAACGCAGACCTTTGCGTGTTCAGGCGACAAGTGCGAAGTGGTTGACTTGACTACATAAAAGAACCCCACGGAATATCGCATCTCCCGTCCGACAACCCCCGAAAGGGGGTTGTTTCTTTTTACAAATCTAGACATTTTTATTCCGCCAAGTCCACTAGATAATTACATGAAGAGAGGTGCAGTCCATTCTCTTCTCTTGGCGTTTGCACTCGTCTTGCTGCAAGCCTGTGCATGGGACATCGCCGCCGCCACTGCGCCGAAGAGCGCACCCCCGCCGAAGAGCGGGGAGATTGAACTCGTAGAAGCCCCCGTGGAGCCAGTCTTCATGCGGGGCTTCTCTCGTATTTCTGAATGCGAAGACACCACTGTGGGTGCTTTGGCACGGGAGGATGGCACGGTATACGGTAGCGGTGTGCTTGTGGGGGCTTCCCATGTTCTCACTGCCGCGCACTGCACGGAAGGGATAACACCCTACTGGTTCATCTCTGGCGGGGAATTCTTCAAGATCCGCTCTGTCACCGTGCATCCACAATACAAAATTGGAGAAGTGATTTTTGTGGATCTAGCCATGCTGCGCTTGGATGCGCCTTGCCCTGCCACACCCGCTACGCTGCCACAGGAGGGCTGCCAGTTGGGGCGTGGGGACGATCTGACGGCAATAGGCTACGGCGGGGGAATCCGCCGCAAGAGCAATCCTGGCGTGCTGTGGAACTACGGAACGCTTGTAGAGGAACCCACCGTATTCAAAATGTTGCCCCTTGACGGCACCATCTGGTTTGGTGATTCAGGTGGGGCAATTTACGACAATAGCGGAGTTCTCGTTGGGATCATCGCCTCGTTGGGTGTTGCGAGGGGACATCTTTTCGAGAACTCCGCTACCAGGCTCGATCTTTTCCGCAATTGGATCACAGAAACAATGGAGGCTACCCCATGCAACTGACCCGCACGCAAAGAGTCCTGTTGTCGGCTTGCAGTTTTTTATTCGGGGTTCTGCTCGCTCGTTGGCTTGGGCTGTAGAGCCTCGTCCAACTGCTTCTGAATTGCAGCCTTCTGCTTTTCGGCAATCTGCAACTTGGCTTCAAGCAGAATGGTCTGGTTCATCAGCGTGGTCACCTTGTCCTGAAGAACGGGGATCAGGACTGTCTCATTGTAGTTCTCGGTCTGTATGTTTGAAATCATATGGTGGATTCCTCCTTTCTATCCTTATGTAGCCGACCTAAATATGGATATGGTGATAGCAGGAATTGATTATTCTCTCTGTGGACCCGCCGTGTGCCTGTTCCGCGCAAACTCTACGGGGAAATTCTCGTACAGCGGATGCTCGTTCTATTTCCTCACCGACAACAAGCGACAGAGCGAGATTCGCACTCTCAATATATTCGGTGAGCGGTTGAGCGATTGGGATAGTGATCAGCACCGTTATGAAACGATTGCGGATTGGGCAATGGATATCGTGATGGGCTGCGCTCATGTGGCACTTGAGGGATACGCCTACTCTGCCAGCGGCAAGGTGTTTCACA